GTGCAGCAAGGTTGTCAGGTCCAGCTTGCCGGACTGGGTACCCATCAGTGCTGCCTCGTTGTAAACCTCGTTGAAGTACGGTTGTTTCTGCAGCTGCATCAGCAGCGGCATGACAGCCTTATCCTTGTCGGTACCGGCAGCTGCTCCGTAGTTGACCCTATCGATAGCTGAACGCTTGCCCACGGCTGATGCCAGTTCCTCCGGGGTACCGGCAATCGGACGTAACGCTTGCTCAATCGCACTTCTCTGATCAGCAGCCCGTTGACCGAACTGTTCAGAGATGCCACGCGGTCCAGCTGCAGTAGCTTTCTCGAGCGCCAGTAGTGGAGAGGCGGCTGGCATATGCGATACCGTCTCGCCCAGAGTTTTCTGGTAGCCCGGTACAAAGGTGCCAGTACCCTGACGTGACAGCTGTTCCTCGATGTCAGCCACAATCTTCTGCACATTCTCGGGACCAACAATCTCGTTGGTGTACCGATTGGCCATGCGAGCTGCACCACCAGGGGTGAAGTACTTGATCATCTCGATGACCGGACGACCGATGAACTTGTTCGCTACCGCCAACGTGCCGCCAATACCAGCCCCGATGCCAGCACCGGCACCCATGTTGTCTTCGCCCAGCTGGGTAGCCCCGGTAGTGGCACCCGAAACAGCACCACGTAATGTCTTGTCCACCACGCCTTTACCGATACCGAGTCCCTTGGCTACACCCAGACCAGCCGGAGACATCATCTCGCCTGCCGTACCTGCAACATTGAAGTCACCCGATGGATTCAGGATCTGCTCTGTCTGCTTGAACCGTTCTTTCAGTGGGTCGAATCCTGATCGTGCCAGTTTGTTCACCTGTGGACTGATGCCCTGTGTCAGCGCATCAACCAGGAACTCACCGGTACCAGCCAATCCCTTACCGGCACCGACTGCAAACTGCGTTGCTTCGCGTCCCACTTCCTTGGTCTGGGCCAGCAACCGATCCAGGGCATTGCCAGCAGCTACGGCTTCAGGTGCCTTGGCAGGCGGTGCAGGCGGTTTGATCCCCAGCTTCTGCTGGAAATCAGCCAGCGGCATATCTGGATAAAATTTCTGGTGAAACGACTCCACCAGCTTGTCATCGCTGACATCGCTGTATTGCGGATACTTGGCGCGAAGATCCTCGAGCGTCATCGAATGCCCAGTGGATCGTCAGACGGATGGAACTTGCCGAACTCAGTCTCGAAAGTGGAGCGAGCGTTTTTCTTGATGTCCTTGATGACGTTTTTTACGTTCTCCACGGCCCTATCGAAGTCGTCTTTTCTCTGTCCGATCTGCAAGTTGCCAACCGCATTCTGCAGACGTGAGCCTTCTTTTTCGGACAGTGAGCCAAATCCAGTGGCACCAGTCTTGGATAGCTCCTTCATGCTCTTGATCGTTTCCACCACCATCTGATCCTGTAGCGTTTGCAGATCAGTTGCGTGCTGGTATGGAGGCGTGCCCTTGATGATGCGTGTAGGCAGGTTCGATATCAGACCTGTGTTCCAGTCGCCACCTGTCTTGTTTTTGGCCACCAGATCAACCTGCTTCAGAGCGTTATCCAGTGTGTTCTCGAGCGCATTGATACTGCCCTTTGCTTTCGGATACTCCTCGCGCAGCTTGGCGTCGTACTTTTCCTTCTCCTGCAGCTTGGTCTGCTCTGCAGCTAACGCGGGAGCACCGGCAGCAGGAGGCAGTAGTGGAGCCTGGGTAATCGGAGGAAGCGGGGGACCACCGAACGGATTCTGTAGCTGACCACGAGTCTGGTTCACCAGCTCCGGCATCGACAGGCCGTTCTGCTGTTGCTGTGGTGTCAGTCCAGGCGGCATCTCACGCTGCAGCTGTGGCGGCATAGCAGCGGGCGGTCCAGCCATGGCAGCAGCTGGGTTGAATGCGCTCAGACCGGGACGTTGCACGGTACCCAGTCCCATGCGCTGCAACTGGTCCAGACGAGTGATCTGTTCCGGGCGATTGGTTGCTGCGTTGGTACCGGTTACCAGATCGGTTGCAGCTTTCGGGATTTCCTTGCCCCATTGATCGGCAGAAGACAGTGCCTCCTTCTCAACTAATGTTTCCTCGAGCTTGGTCAGCCGACGCAAGGTACCGTCAGCTTCCTTGGCATACAGCTCGCCATTCGGACCCTTGACCGTGTTGTTGCGTACCGAAAACTCGAAGGCTTTCTTTTGTTCAGGAGACGCGCTCGAGTACCACAGTGCTGTCCGTACGTTGGCGGGCAATCCCTCACCGGATTTGAGCGCACTCCTGCGAGTCTCGATCAGCAGCTTTTTCAGCTGCGCATCGATTTCGTTCTGTCTCTCAGCGGATACAGTGCGCTCGAAGGTAGTAGCAGCGGGGCCGAAACCACCCCCTTGCTTGACGGGCGTCATCAACGCACCGCCAGCGGCCATCATCCCGTAATTGAGGGGATCGTTACCGTTGAATTCGAAGGGGTTTGCCATCTAGCCTCCGTAGCCCTGGTGATCGCCTGGGTAGTAGTTGGGTGATGGAACCGGGGGAACGGGTTGGGTTCTTTGGTTCATCATGTTGCTGACACCCTGGCCAAACATCGCACCACCCAGCGCCTGGTTGAAGTAGTTGGGCGTCTGGTTCTGCTGTCCGGGCTGCATGATCGTGCCGCCCATGCCACCAAAGGGAGCTGACATCAGCGCCATCTGCTGTTGCGGGTATCCCAGGTTGCGCATGAACTCGCTGTAGTCGAAGTCGTTCTGTTGCTGGTCATGCGACATCTGGGTGTTACCCATCTGCATCAACTGGCTGGCGTTGTTGTAGTCCATGCCCTGCATCGAGGGAGCCAGGTTTGCAGCCTGCAACTGACGGCCCGCCATGCCCTCACCCATCTGTTGCTGGGCACGCAAGTCCTGCATACGCATATCGTTGGCTACTTGCCCGGTCTGCTTGTTCAGATTCTCGTAAGCCACGTTGCGCATCTCGTCCATGCCACTGGAGGTACCAAATCCTGTGTTGGCTCGAGAGTTCATCGCATCCAGCATCGGGGCTGTGGTGCGGTTGAAGTTCTTTTCGATGTCACCCGTGGCATCCGAGATAGCCTTGTTGGTGTACGGGTTGTTCATCCCGAACATTGGGTTGGCGTTACCGCTCGCACCACGCTGTACTGCACTCTGAGCTGCTGCCTCAGTTGGGGATCCACCAGCCCGGTTGTAGACCATGTTCATGGCCCGGTTCTGGTTTGGATTGAATTGCTGGAAACGATTCCCACCGAATGCTTGGAAGGGAGTCTGGTACTGCTGCATTGCCAGGTTGTACTGGTTCTGGTTCAGGTTCTGCAGATGCGGCGGCAACTGCTGGAAACCTGTCAGCGGGGTAGCAGGATCGTCCTTACTACCAGCGGAGATGGCGGCTGAACCCACTGCTCCAATTGCTCCAATTGCGGCTCCCCAAGGCATATCTATCTCCGAATGCAAACAATCAACGTGATGCGAGCTTCGTCGCTCTCGTTGGTAACCCAGTGCTCGTGGGAGTTGTCAAACCGGAACAAGTCGCCTGGTTTAGTGACAAGACTCTCACCATGAAACATGAACGCTTGCCTTGGATGGCTTGCGATCTGTACTGCAAACTTCTCGTAGTAACCGGCGTGCCACCCGGAATCCGTATGCGGCTTCACCGATTGACCAGGGGGAATACGAGTGATCAGTACTCCTCCAAGACGCTCGCCACCCACCTGTGCCATGGTCGCGTAACAGAGTTGCTTCACCGGTAACACTTCCCCAGCGGGAAACCACACTGAATCGTGTGAGCCATCCAGCTGCAGCGATCCATCTTTCATCCAGCGGCACCAGATGTCATGGGTACCGAAGTGCGGTGACGTGATGCCAACTGTGCGCTTGTTGTCCACATCCCACAGCTCTGGATGCAATTGCAGCGCCCACTGCAGCGGTGCGATGTTGATGCCGGAGGTGACCAGTTCTATCTTCATTCCAGCCCAGCTGTGGCATGGATGCAGTACCAGACCGTATCCGTCAGAGCTTCAACTGCGTGCTCCTCCTTGGTCTTTATCTCGATGCAGCATGGACCTGTGATCTGCTGTTTTTTCCCGTCCACTGTCAGTACCACGGTGCCCAGTGCCAGGATCGACAGGTGGTCATAGCCGTGCGTGTGCTTCTCGTGGTGAAAGCCAACCGGGAGGTGATATTCCTTGGCCACTACACCGGTGCTGAAGTGAAAGACTTCCTTCATCAGTTGGCCACCAGTGCGACCCAGGTACCCGGTGTGCCGGAGGCAGTACATATCCACCCGAAGGTTGGCGTAGCCCCAGAAGGAGTCTTGTTGCGCACAAAGTCACCATTGGCAAAGGTGCCTGTGGTGGGTGCCGCTACTCGAGCCGAGTGAACTGCGAACACGTTGCCATCAGTCAGCCCATTAACCTGCTGGTTGATATCACGCAGCAGCGCGGTCAGCTGCACCACCAGTTGCTCTGGGTCTTTCGACAGCTGGATGTTGGTGGTCAGCTTCATTGGCCGGTGCCCACCGGTTTCAGCTTGGGATCCAGCGAATCGATCTTCATGCCGCCTGTGGTAGCCACAGAGAAGCGATGCCAGTTGGCAGCTCGCATCACATCGAACTTGTTGCGGTTGTAGCTACCAGCAGAGTCAGAGGCCAGTGCATCCCCGATGTTCATCCGGTAGGAGTTGATCAACAGGGCGGTAGTGGGCTTCTCGAGGAAATTGGGCTCCACGCTCGAGCACAGCGATACCTGCTTGTTGTCTCCGAAATCCCCGGTCGTGAACGAGGAGTTGGTAGCAGTGCCAGTCAGCAGCTGGATCGTGTGTGACGTATTGAAGTAGCCGAACACCGGTGAGCTGGAGCCCCAGAACTGGGAGTCATACGGGATGACCGGTAGATCGTCCCAGGTTGCGTAGGCAGTGCCCAGTCCATCCCAGGTGATGCCAGCTGACACATAGTTGATGGTCGCTTCCACCGTCCTGTCATCGCGTCCCCAGGTGTTGGTCTGCACGTTGTAGACCAGACACTCGTTGGGTACCCCAGTGGTAGAGGTGCTGTTGGGGTAGTAGATGTAGACGTTTCTCTGGTTGCGGTTGTAGACGACCTGGGTGCGGTATGCGAAAGCCTGGTTGACTCGAGACAGGAACCAGTCGCGCACTTGTCCCACTCCAACAGGAGTCGGTCTTGCTCCGTTGTAGATGTAGAAGTTGTCACGTCCGACAAAGAAGATCGCGGGCTGTGCATCCGTACTCACATCACACAGCGCATCCTGACCCACACAACCCGCCTGACCAGGTATCTCAGTCCACTGCCACACCAGAGGAGGTCCGGCGTAACGACCGAGGTAGATCGTGTTTACTTTGAAAGCCAGCGCGTCTTCACCGAAGCGTATGCCCGCCGTAAAAGGTCCAGGAGTGCCAAATAAACGCCCTTTGGCACACTGAGTAGCCACAGCAGCCGTCCATACGGTGAAATCTTGGTAACCACTGCAGAACCAACCGTCAGTAGTAAGGGACCCATCGTTGTAATGAAGCGCCATAACGAATCCGGCCACAGTGAAGATAACTTTTGCTTTAGGCGCTGTAGCAATGGCATCGAAGGCTCCGCTTGCGGTTGAGAAGTTGATGGGATCGTTGATATTGGCAATGAGCGCTGTGCTACCAAACTGCGCAAAGCTCCAGCGCGATTCACTCGAGCCGGTGTAGTCGGCTGTGGCGTCTGTCACATCGGTCCATGTAGTACCGGATAGCTCATACATCTTCACTTGTGAACCGGCAAAGGTCCTGAAGGACCCATCCAGTTGTGCTAAGACAGCCGCCCCCCGGCACGCAGCCGCAAGCGCATCGACCCCCGCACTTATAGTTGTCGGGGCGGCTTTGAATCCGTTTTCATAAGGTATCAGCGCAGCACAATCCGTCAGCACACCCGGAGTCTGCTGCTGTGTATCTGGGGCAAAACCAAGTAACTTAGCCATGCCTCATGACCAAGGGAGCATCACCGTAGCGACGCATCGAGGTGTACTTGCGGACGCGACCGACAGCACCCCCGTAGGAAGCCTGGTTCATGAAGTCCGGGCCCGCATAGAGCGCTCCATACTTCTGCAGCGCGGCATCGTCGGAGGCCCAGATGCTGAACTGCACCAGGGAACCGTACAGATAGGCATCCGGGAACAGAGTCAGCAGGGAGTTGGTGGTTGCAGATCCGCTAAGCGGAGTAAATCGGGCCGTGTACAGGATCGAGGCGTCACCAGTGGCAACCGGTACCAGGCGTAACTCCGTACCCACGATGGCGTAGTTCAGTGGTGCTCCGGGGTCCGTAGCGCCATGCAGGAAGTCGAGCTTGGCAGCACTCACCGGTAGCAGCTGGAGGTCGTCTGCCCCGAACCTGATCGAGCGCATGGACTGGAAGTCGGCGGGTAGCGAGGCAGCTCCGCTGGTGACCGTCACGGTAGCTTCGGTATCCCACTGGGTAAGGTTGGCCCGGATCTGCAGATCAGATTCGGCCAGCGCTATAAACTCCTCGAGATTGGCCGACGTTAAGTCAGCGCGGTGGGACCAGTTGGAGATGGCGGTCTTGAGTTCCGCGAAGGTGGATATGGCCATTCAGTCTCATCAGGTTGCCCCCGACCAAATTGGCTACCGGGGATCGGTTAGATCCGGGACACGCTATGTAAGCGGTCACTCCGGTTGGTAACTGCATAGTACCTAGAAACCTAGGACAATGCCAACTACAGTTTGATCCCGTATTTGCTGAGAAACCGCTTCATGGTGGGCTTGGCGTGGACCGAAGTAGCCATCAGCTCGGTCCAGGGTACGGTGTGCCTGGAAGCTGATGCTGCTTCATGCCAGTGGATGTCTTCCGGCAATCCTTGGGTTTCAGGCCAGCATGGAATACCCTGGGTGAAGTGGTATAACTTAGCCTCTTTAGGCTGCTGGTATCCCACGCAATGGTTCCACTCGTCACTGAAACTACCAACGCTTCTGGCCCACGCGAGGTCGAGAAGATGGTTCGATTCATCGTTGATGAATTGCGGAGTAAGGTTCATGCAACGAGGGTTGTTAAACAGCATAACGCTGCCCCACTCAAACTTGGGCTGGTTCTGCATCACCTGGACATCATGAGTGCCAATCTGCGCCTGATCGAACAGCTCCTTGATGTCGCCAGTAACAACGATGTCGCTGTCCATGAAAACAGCGCTGCCCTTGAAATCACACAGATACGGGACCAGGAATCGGGAGAAGGTGAACTCGGTCAGTCCACGTCGCTTGATGGGGAGCTGGGACAGAACAAGTGGGACGACGGCTACAGCTACCGAACACTTTGAGATGATCGAGTGTTGCAGTACGCTGTAGGCCAGCGGTTGGCGTGGATCGTATCCCAGGAACACCTTCAGCATCAGACACTACCATCCCGCATCGCTTTTGATACATACTCGTCGGGACAGCCCAGGTAGTAGTCAACCTGGTTCTGGCAATCCTGACCTGTATCAGCAACTATTACCCCGGCGTTTTTGCCATTGACGTAAGCAGCACACGAGTACTGCCACACCAGCTTGCCGTCCTTCATGCCCTCTATCTTGCGAATCTTGTCAAACTTCAGATCTACCATTCGATTATCTCGTGTGAGTTGCCGATCATGATGCCGTTGTCATGGATGTAGTCGGCGTTGTGCATAGTTCCGTGAACCAGATGGTTGTAGTAGGAGATCACTGGTTGGCGAAGGAAATTGCCTGTGACTATGGGGCGGGATTCGTACCCAGCGAAGCGTTTGCGGTCATCGCCAAAAACAGCGAACCCAAACCAGCTACTAGTACCTATTTCCTTCTGTGTTCGGCAGGGGAAGTTACGGGCATTCCGCCGTCTATTGGAAATAAATTCAGGCAGTTTTTTAAGCTGTTCTATCCCGATTGCGCATTGAAGCTCAGTGGGGCGGACGTTATATCCTGGG